AAAGACGAGGAATAATCTCATGGCTGTATTTCTAAATAACAAGGTCGGCGTGAAGATTAACACAGTCGATCTTTCAGACCACGTTACATCTGTAACACTAAATCGCACTTTCGACGAGCTCGAAGTGACAGCGATGGGCGATGGCGGACACAAGTTCGTTAAAGGCCTAGAAGCATCATCTGTCACAATCGATTTCCTTAATGACACCGCAACCGCTAACGTATTAGCAACCTTGCAAGCTGCATGGGGAACCAACGTCACAGTAGTACTACTACAGGAAAAGGGAACCGCTGTATCAGCGACCAACCCTCTCTACACGATGACCTGCCTTATCAATGGCACTACAGATATCAACGGCGCAGTCGGTGATATCGGTATGCAGAGCCTGACATTTAACGTCTCAGGCACTACAGTAGTAGCCACAACAGGCACATTCTAAAACACTAAACAAAGGGGCACAGCATGGCAAAGTTAATAGTCACGATGGCAGACAACAGCGTTACCGAGATCGAGATCACACCTCGACTGGAATACGCGTTCGAGCTATATGCTAAAAAGGGATTTCACAAAGCGTTCCGCGATGATGAAAAGCAATCAGATGTCTATTGGCTAGCATGGGAAGGCCTTCGACTAAGTGGAGTCACAGTCAAGCCATTCGGCGCAGACTTTCTCGAAACTCTCAAGAGTGTCGAGGTTGCTGAGTCAGACCCTTTGGCTTAATCGGTCGGGATAGCATCCACTACCTCATTGCTCGCTTGAGCATTGAAACGGCTATCCCACCACAATCTTTAATCGATTTAGATTCATCAATGCTCCAGATGTTATTGAAAGCGTTGAAGGATAGAGCAAAGGAGCAGGCAGATGCCTACAGAGCTAAAAGGCGCTAACGCGCTTCGCAAGGCTCTGAAGCAATTCTCGCCTGATCTAGATAAAGAAACTCGTGATGAGATGGTTGGATTCCTAAAGCCATTGGTTAAAAAGGCTCGCGGTTATATGCCAGCCAATTCATCTATGCCTTCGGGATGGGTAGGCACTAGCGAGCCCGGTCAATTTCCTAAATACGATTCAAGCCTAGTTCGTCGAGGCGTTGGCTATAAATTAACACCTACTAAGCCTAATCGCCAAGGCTGGGTGCAGACAGTATCGATCCACAACAAGACCGCCGGGGGCGCTATCTTTGAAACAGCCGGGCGCAAGTCAGGCAACACAGGCAGATTTACTCCACGCCTACAAGGCGCGCTTACGGGCTCTGGCAAGATGCAAGGCCGAGCCATGTTTAAGGCTTACAAAGAAGATGAAGGTAAGGCTAAGGTCGGAGTTATTAAGGCGCTAGAAAAAGCCGCCGCTAAGTTTAACGCGAAAGGTATCTAATGGCTGAGTTACGGATCCCGATTATCGGTGAGTTCAAGGGTAAGAAAGCCTTTGGCGATGCTAACAAAGCTACTAACGCTCTTGATAAAGGCGTTAAAAGATTAGGCGCCAGCCTTGCAGCCGTGTTCGGTACTAAACAGCTTCTTAGGTTCGCTAAGAACGCATCAAAGGCATTTATCGAAGATGAGAAAGCCGCTAACCGATTAGCGATAGCGGTAAAGAATTTAGGTCTGGAATTCCAGACCTCACGCATTGAAAGATTTATATCCGATCTTTCTGTAATGTCAGGCGTTACAGATGATCAACTGCGTCCAGCCATGCAACGGCTATTGACCACTACGGGCTCAGTTACTAAGGCTCAAGAATTACTCACACAGGCTTTAGACATCTCCGCCGGATCGGGCGTGGCTTTTGAGACTGTAGCCAATGACCTTAGCATGGCCTACGTCGGCCAGACCCGTGGACTTCGTAAATACTCACTAGGACTTACGCAGGCAGAGCTTAAGACAATGAAGTTCGCCGATGTGCAGGAAAGACTTAATAAGCAATTCTCAGGCGCTAACGCACAATTCTTGACCACCTATGCAGGCAAGTTACAACTGATCACAACGGCCGCCGGGGAAGCCAGCGAGAAGATCGGTGGGGCGCTAGTCGATTCACTGATCTCAGTATTCGCTGCAGGTGATGTAACTAAGTTCGTTACCCAGATCGACACTCTCGCGACAAAGATAGCCAACGTTGTCAATAGCGTAGTATTCGGATTTCAGAAGTTATACATCCTTACAAGCGATCGTGCCATCCTTGCAAGCCTTAACCCTTTTGATGATTATGAGAAGAATGCATTAGCGGCTATTGAAGCGGCAGAGAAGGCTGCAAAGCTTAGACTCAACGCGCCATCGATCGGCTATCTAGGTTCTCAGCCAATGGGTATCTATGAAACATCAGCGCAGGCCTCAGCTCGTAAAAAGGCAGAAGCAGATGCGGCTAAGCGTGCCAAAGAATTAGCATCTCTACAGAAAAAGACACTCGATACTACTAAGAAGCAGAATGCACTGACTAAGGCCTCAAAGATCCTAGACCTTGATCGAATCAGTATCACAGCCGCGCTTCGTGGCAAGATCAGCGAGACTGATCGCCTATCCCTTGAGCTTCAATTAGCGTTACTAGATAAGAATGAGTCGGCCGCACTCAAGTTATCTGCAGAATTAAGTGAGGCCGTCAAGCGCCAGAATGATCTTAAGGCTGCCTTACTTACCACCCCAGAGGCTCCCAACCCTTATCGTAATTGGGTTGCTCCTACCTTTACTATGCCTACCTTTACTATGCCTACATTTAACGTGCCTAGCGGTGGTGTTGCTCCAAGATCGGCTTCAGACTATTTAGGTTTAGGAGCCATAGGCGCAGGCGCAACGGCTGACGCTATTGTGAACGTACAGGTAGTTCTTGACGGCGATGTAGTCGGTGGAGCAATTACTAACACCCAAGTCAATCAATCTCTATCAGGTACTTTCAGCGACGTGGCACGATATAACGGCCGTGGAGCGCCTTCGATAAAATGAGTCTACCTGCCACGATCTCGGTCTCATTCGACTTTAGCCAAGGTGCTACATTCGGCTATCCGTTCACTATTGGCGATCCGATCAATGGCGTGATCGGCGTATCTCAATTCGCTGCAACAGAAGTCCCTGATCCTGTAGTAGATCTAAGTAGTACTACCCGAACAATTAAGATCCAGCGCGGTAGAAGTATCATGCGCGACACCTATGAGGCAGGCACATGTACTGTCCGAGTGATCGATGAGACAGGCGCCTTCAATCCTCAGAACACATCTTCACCATATTTTGGTTACTTGACTCCGCTTCGTAAAGTGAGAGTCGCGGCAACTACTCCTACAGCACAGCACTTTTTATTCTCAGGTTATGTCGATTCATATAAGTATTCTTTCCCAACTGGCCAAGAATTAGGCTATGTGGACATCGTCTGTTCAGATGCTTTTAGACTCTTTCAGATGGCTAACGTGGCAACCATCACAGGCGCTACGGCTGGTCAGACTACTGGCACACGCATCACAAAGATCCTCGATCAAGTCTCATTCCCTGCATCAATGAGAATCGTAGACACAGGATCAACCACAGTACAGGTAGATCCGGGCACAGCTCGCACATGCCTGCAAGCCCTCAAGGCGGCAGAGTTCGCAGAGCAGGGTGCATTCTTTATCACGACAGAGGGCACAGCTGAGTTCAAGGATCGAAACGATGTGGTCGGCTCTTTAGCGGCTACACCGATTGAGTTTGATCAAACTACTGGTATTCCATACTCTGACCTTCGTTACGCCTTTGATGACAAGCTCATCATCAATCAAGCCAGCATGACACGCATCGGTGGCACAACTCAAGTAGTCGCTAGTATTGATTCATCGGCTAAGTACTTCCCTCATGGCACTACTCTCACAGAGCTGATCCCTGAGACAGATGCTCAGGTGTTAGATATCGCCAAGATCTATGTCGCCACTAGAGCCGAGACTTCAATCAGAATTGATGCGATGACAGTCGATCTATTAGACACGGCAGTCCCTACGGATACGATGATCGGACTTGACTATTTTGACAATCTGCAGATAACCAATGTGCAAGATAATGGCTCTACAATCGTTAAGACCTTGCAGGTGCAGGGTCTAGCATGGGACATCACCCCTAATTCAATGAAATGCACAGTAACAACACTTGAGCCTATTGTGGAAGGATTCATTATAGGATCATCCACATACGGTATAATCGGACAATCCATAATGGGATACTAGGAGAAAACAATGGCAACAGGCTTTCCAGCTAGCACGGGGGATATCTTCACCAGTGCCGACTACAACGGACTCGTAACCTTCGACGTGATCGCAGACAAGACGGCAGATTACACTGTCGCTATTGTGGACTCATATCAAGTCCTAGTCTCTATGAACAAGGCGACAGCCATAGCCTTAAAGATTCCTACTAACGCCACGGCGGCTATTCCTATTGGATCTGTCATTACTGTTCTCAACAAAGGTGCAGGCACTTGCACAATCTCAGCCGTTACATCTGGCACAACTACAATCCTATCGGCTGGGGCAGTAGCGGCGTCCCCTACCCTTGCGCAATATAAATCTGCAGCTTGCATTAAAGTGGCAACAGATACATGGTATGTCGTCGGGGCTATTGCATAATGCTTAACAATGTTGTGGGAATTATCAATTATAGTCCTCCGCCTGCTTTAGACGTTGAATATTTGGTAATTGCATCTGGCGCTTCGGGCGCTGGCGGTAGCGGTGGAGTAGGCGGAGGTGGTGGCGGTGCTGGTGGTTATAGGACTGGAACTTTAACGGCTCTAACCAAAGCAACAAATTACACAGTTACAATCGGCGCTGGTGGCGCTTCTGTTAATACAAACATTAGAGGTAATAGCGGTAACAATTCAGTATTTAGCACAATAACAAGTACAGCAGGCGGCGGTGGGGGTGCCCAAGGTGACTCAAATGTAACGGGCTTAAGTGGCGGCTCAGGCGGCGGTGGCGGTACATCTTCTACAAACCCAGCAGGCGGCGCAGCCTCACCTTCTGGACAGGGTAATGCAGGTGGTACAGGTGGAAGTAATGCCGCTTTACCTTTTAGGGGCGGCGGCGGCGGTGGCGCTGGTGCGGCAGGTGCAACATCAGCAGCGTCAGGAAATGGCGGAAATGGTAGCGCTTCCTCAATTACTGGAACATCTGTTACTCGCGGCGGCGGTGGCGGAGCTGGTGCGAATGTAACAGCAGGAGCTGGTGGTACTGGCGGCGGTGGAGCTGGTGCTGCAGGTGGTGGAAGTAACGCAACTAATGGAACAGCAAACACAGGCGGCGGTGGCGGTGGTGCTGCAGGGGTTAGCGGAAATTCAGGCTCAGGCGGCTCAGGCGTAGTCATTCTTAAATATCCAGACATATTTACCGCAACATTTAGCGGTGGAGTAACACAATCTACGGCAGCACCCTCAGGCGGATTTAAGGTTTCCACAATTACAGCGGCAGGCGTATCTGACACAGTGAGTTGGGCATAATGGCACACTACGCATACTTAGATGAGAATAACATTGTCGTTGCAGTTACAGTAGGCAAAGATGAAACTGAACTTATTGATGGCTTAGATACTGAAACGTATTATGCACAAGGTACGCCGTACACAGTCAAGCGTACAAGCTATAACGGCAACATTCGCTATAACTACGCAGGGATCGGTTATACCTACGATCCAATAGATGACGCATTCATAGCGCCAATGCCTATATGCGGACATGAAGAACTATTACTCAATGATCTAAAGCGATGGGAGTGTGCTAGCTGTGAAGCCGATTCTATGCAAAGCCGGGCAACAGCTTAGAGAGCAATTCGATGACACCTTCCCAGATCGTGATAGGCGTTCCGATGGCTGGGCATCCGATTATCGTCATTCGCTCCGTGTTAGTGACCACAATCCTGATCCAAAGACAGGGGTGGTTAGAGCCATCGATGTCGATCGAGATGTTCATAAGTCAGGCAAGCCCGACCTCATGCCCGATATTGCAGATCAGCTTCGACTCGCGGCCAAGCGTGGCGAGAAGCGTATCTCCTACATCATCTTCGCCGGACGCATTGCATCGTCTCGCATGGGCTGGCGCTGGCGCAAGTATTCTGGATCTAATCCACATAACGCGCATTGCCATGTCTCTTTCACTAAACAAGGCGATACAGC